CTATTCTTCTAAACCCTCTGTTAAAACCTTGTAGTCCTGCATTTAAAAAAATTGTATTTGATGATAACCAATTTAATGCTCTACTTGCACCATGCATACCAAAATCTGTTGCAACTTCTCTACCTGCGTACGATGCTGCTACATCACTCCATCCTGCTTTTTTAGCCATTGCAAATTCACCAAGACGAGTAGCGTATTCAAACTTACTTATAAAAGAAGCATACCTGTCAAAACCACTTCTACCAACACTTCCTAATACAGTTTTTAAATCATCTACATAACTTTTTTGATTATTAGCATCTAGACTTCCTATTTTTGCCGCTAAATTAGGTGGTATTAACAATCCTGTTTCTGCTCTTGTAGACATACCCATGCCATTTACTATAGCTAATCTGTATGCATCTTGTGCTTCTAGTAACTTTTTTATTACTGGAAGCTGCATACCAACACCTATTGCTGTATCTAATACTGGTAATGTTCCTCTTTTATCTAATAATTTTTTTATTTGTGCTTTTCTTTTTTTACCTATTGCTACTCCAGCAACGTCTTTAGGATCTATAACACCACTAAATGCAGAGTTTATAAATCCAGATAGTGTATCTCTTTGTATGTTTGCAGTTTGAAAAAGTGGATCTAAAGTAATTGCACGACCTAAAATTCTTGCGGGTATATTTAATGTTTTAGCAGCTATGTTTAATAAAGGATTTTCTGCATATCTTGTTAACGTATCTGTAACTCTAACATCACCATATGTTTTATACATTTCAGCTAAATAGGGATTTCTAACTTCATAAAATTCTGGTTTACCTTTTCTGTAAACTGTAAGAACACTTCCATCTATTCCAGGTTGTCTTGTTAATGGTGCAAAATTAGCAACATCAATGGCATTAGGTACTTCTGTTTTTTTAACGCCAGTGCCTGGCATTCTAGTTATTCTTAAACCTAATTTATTTAAACTTTTTTCTACACTATCAGTTATTGCTTTACTATTTACAACTTTTGGTGGTAATTTTTTTAAGACACCTGTATCTCCAATAACTGTACCAAACTTACCACTTTTTTGCATGTCATCTAACATATCAACTAATGCTAAATTAGCTCTGTTAAAGTCTGCACCCTGCACAACTCTATGTGTATAATTAACTAAACTATTATAAAAATCTAAATCAACAGTTTTAGTCCCCTTTAATAATTTTTTAACAGGTATGGATGGTGTAACAACTCCACTTTTAACTTGTGTTGGTTTTTTAATTAATTTTTGTGTTTGTTTAATTAATTCTGGTACTTCCTTAGAAGTCATAAATGGAACGTATCCATTTCTGTAAACACTTAATATATTTCTTTTTGCTTCTGCACTTACTAGATCTGATTCTAAAGTATAATCAACTAAAAAATCTGTGTATTTTTTTAAATTTTGTAACCCTGCTTTATAATTACCACCCTTTTTTAAAGACTCTTGGCCATATCTTGCAGTAAATGCTGCATTATCTAATTCACCATAATCTATAATTTGTTTTGCTAGTTGTTTACTAAAAGGTAATTTTATTTTTTTTAAATCTACACCTTGTTTTTCTAAATACTTATATACATCCATTGCTCTTTTAGCACCAGCATATATCATAAAATCAGATGCCTCACCAAGATCTGCATAAGGTTTTACAACTACATTTAAACCATCTACATTTGCATCTATATAATTTGCAGAGATAGCATCTTTTTTAGCAGGTAAAAAACCTTTCCATTCAATAAATTCTTTTGATCTACCTGCAGAAGCTAGCGTATCTCTCATTCTAAAAGCGGGTAACAAAGAAGGATCTACATCATTTGCTTTTTGTTCTTTTATTGCACGACCTAGAGAAAATACATCTGCACCTACGCCTGTTCCTATTTTTTGTAGGTTGTCAACTTCATGCATTTTATTAAAACCATAAAGTTGAACTTTATCAAATACTTTTTTATAAAAAGTTCTAGGTGATTCCTGCTGTAATAAGTTATTTTCTCCTACAACTTCAAAATTAGGTTCTGTTTTTTTCTGCTTAGGTAATTGATCTTTTATATTTTTAGGTAGTTTTGATTGTGCACCACCAGTAAATTTTGATATACCATATGATATACCTGCTGTGCTACCAAATGATAATGTACCACCTATTATAGCAGCCATGCCTACTCTGTTAGGATCATAGGCATCTCTCATTCCAAGTTGTTTTTCTGTATTCTGTATAGCTAAATCAGATACACCCATTAAAGCTGCATCTAATCCTGCAACAACTGTACCACCTTTTACAGAACCTATTAGCCTAGCTCTATTAGCTGCTTTTTCTGCAGCCAATGTACCTTGACCCATAGCACCTTTTTTATTCTTAAATTGTTTTTTTATCTGCTTTTGTAATATTTTTTGAAATGCTTTTTGTCCTGCTTTTTTTGCAACTTGACCATACACTAAACCACCTGCTAAATTTAAAGGATCTACTACTGCTCTTTTTAAATTTTCATATATAGTAGTAAATGCACCTCTAAAAAATATTGGTTGATCATTCCATTTTTCTGTAAGATATTTTAAATTAGCTAGCTGTTTTAAATTTTGGTCTTCTTCAGTAACAAACATTAATTCTTTAGCTATAGAAACTGTGTTAGTTTGTTTCCAAGTTCTATCAGACATCCAGTATTTTACTGCATCTTCTGCTGTATCAAACTTAACACCATCACGATAAAAATAAAAGTCAGATGCTGCATCAACTAAATCATTATCATTTACTAAAGGATCCATATAACCAACTTTTACTTGATCATTTTTTTTATTATAATCTAATATTACTGCTGGTCTATCCTCACTTATAGACGGCATTTGAAAAGCATTAGGATCAAAGTCTTGATCTAGTACTGCAATTTTATTTTTATTAGATCTTTTTTCTAGATCTTTATTTATTATATCTGATGTAGTAGGGAACATTATTACCCTCTATTATTTAATCTATCTGCTCTTAACTTGTTTACTGCAAATGTTATACCATTAACAAGGTCACCACCTTGAAGTGATTTAACTTGTGGTAATGATGCTAAAAATAATTGCGATGTTTGATATCCATAATTTTTATCTAATTGATCTGCTTTAATTATAGCTGCAAAAGCATAAGCATTTTTATATGTTTCTGTATCTGATGCATAAAAATTATTAAGATCTTCAAACTTATTTAATGTTTTAAATTGATCATATAAATTTTTAAATTTACCACCGTATCTATTAACATCTTGTTCTTTAACACTTTTTATAGTATTAGCTATAAATGACAATTGTTTAGCATTTAAATCTATTCTATTTAAATCGTAATCTATTGCCCTATCTCCACGATTTTGATCTATGGCTTCATTTAAATTAATATATTTTCTATTACCAGTTTGTTTTATAAAACCAGTGTCACCAAACTGAACTGCTTCTATGGCAGGCATAACATCTACTTGCATAGCTCTTGTGCTCTCTAAAGCTATTTCATTTTGATCTCTACCTGGTTTTAATTTATTAGCTATTTCTAAATGTGCATTAATCATATCTTGATAGTCAGCTGCTTGATTAAATATAAAACCTTCGATTCCTCTTTCTACTGAACCATATGCTGCATTAGTATCAAATATAGCTTTATTTATTTGTTTGAATTTAGTTTCTACTTGGGTATCTTCTGGTTGTTGTGTTAAAAATTCTGATATACCTGCAGCACTTGCTTGCATTGCAGGTGTTTCATCTTGAGCCATACCTTCCATAGGTTGTTTAGGAGCTGTAGTATCTTTACCTGTTACAAAATCTTCTTCTACTAAACTTTTCATTGTATTTGGACCCATAGCACCTATACCAAATCCTAATTCCTTTAACATAGGTTGGTACATTTCATCTCTACTTTTTATTCTTTGATTATACCTATCTTCGTAGCTAGTTTCAAATGTAGCAGCTTTTAATTTTTCTTTATCTATATTTTTGTATAATTCCCTAGCAAGATCAACTCCATTTGTTTGAGTAGTAAACCCATCTCTATCCATTAATTCTGTAAAATTTCTATCACCTGTTAAACTAAAAATTTTATCATAGCTGCTTTTTCTAAAATTTTCTGCCTCTATACTTTGTGGTAAAACATTTTGAAAATAATTTTTACCAGCATTAACTGCAATCTCTGCATACAATCTATCTTTTTGCTCCATTTTATTAAGGCCTTCACCTACAGCACCTATAGCTATATTTCTAAGTATACTCATTATTCAGTCTCCTCTGTTTCAGGTTTTGCCATTATTCCTGCAGATAATTTTTTAACATCTTTTTTAACACCTTTTACTTGTTTTTCAAATTCTTCTGTTTCTATTTTTGTTTTTACAATATCAAGTAATTGTTGATCATTAGTTATATCACTCATGCTTAATCTCATATTATTTACACCACCCATTGCACCTATTACTGTTATCATTTGCATTACAGGTTCTGTAATTATAAAAGCAAGATCTGGTGAAAATTTACCTTCTAAAAATCCACCGAATAAAATAACTCTAGCAATAGCTTCTACTGGTATTTTAGCGTCTAACATTGCAACTACTTGATCTGCAAAATCATCTGCGTGTAGTCTATCCCAAATATATTCTGTAGCTTCTTCTGGATCTACAAATTGTGCAGGGTGTTCCCAAGGATAATTACCTGGTGTATCTGTTAATGATTGACCAGGTACTGGTGCATCAAATTCATTTCCTATTCCTTCATCAAATTCTCTACTCATTGTTTATCCTCTTAAGTGTAAAATTTTGTATATTTTTGATATTCTCTAAGTCTTGAAAGCCACATTCTACTTAACATATCTGCATCAACTACTTTACCTTGCATACCCATCATATTAGATCTTTTAGCCATACCTGCTGTATAAAAACCCATAGATTTATTAAATTTAGGTGGTGCAACACGAGTATCAACTAGTCCCGTATCTTGACCACCACCAAAACCTCTTTCAAATAAAGTTTCAAAACCTTTTTTTATTATAAAACTTTTTGGGTCACTTGTAGCAGTGCCTATTTCAAGTAAACTGCCAAGATTTTTACTTAACTTACCTACTGATTTTGAAAATGTTTCTTTAATATCAAACGCCATCTATCCTCCCTATCCTGCTAATAATTTAAAACCAAACTTACCAATCATTTGATACAGTGCATCTTTTGATGCTTTATCCTGTAAGTCTACGGCTGTGGATCTTTCTAAAGCAGCCATTGCTAAATTATGATTTCTATTAGCTGTATTTTCTGAAGAAGTATTTACCCAAGATGCCTCATCTCTCCACTGTTGCCATAATGATGAT